CATTTCTTGCTCTTTTTCTTTATTCATTTTGTCTTGAGCAGCTTTTTTAGCAGCTTTGTTTTTCTCTTTCATGAGAACAGACATTTTGGTTTTGTAAGCAGAAAAGGCTTCTTCGTTTAAATCTTTAATATCTGCAGCTAGAACTTGGCGATCTTCATCGCTCAATTCAAACTCTTCATCAAGAGCAGCCATTCTGAGGGTGAATGCTTCTTGTTTAGCTTTAGCTTCTTGTTCAGCTTGAATAGCAGATAGTTTTTCATTAACTTCGGCTAGTTGCTTTTTAAGAACTTCTTGTTCAGCAAATGCAGCTTCGTATTTTTCAGTTGCAGCTTTAACAGCATTATCTTTTTCAGCTTTTTCTGTTACGAATTGATCGCTAACTTTTTTAATTTCCTCTGCAATAAAATCAACAACAGAACTAGCTGTTACTTGACTAAGCAAAGAATCTGTAATTTCTTCAATTTTTGTTATTTTCATATATATCCTCTCTAATTTTACATTTAAATCAGCTTCTTGGGAAATATTATTTTCATTAAGCATTTGAATAGAAGATTTATTCTCTTGAATATCTAGAGCTTTTTCTTCTGTTTTAACTGCTACTCCTTGCACATCAGCTGCAGGATTTAATGTTAATCCCACACCTAATGGGACAACTTTACCCAAGACTTGTCTATAAACGTACTTATTACTTGAAATTTTGCCACTTCCACCAAAGCTTCTTAATGAGCTTTCCATCTTTTCGATCTCTTTTTCATCAGTTATAAACTTGCCATTTTCTATGTTTTTCTCGTTTTCATCAAGAACTACTATATTATATTCATTAAATCCAAGCTCCCAACTAGCACTTATACTCATATAATTATTGCTAGTAGGATCGTTGCTCTCTTCAATTTGATCTGCTAATTCTTTATTAACAACTTTCCAAATAACGCCACCAAGTGTGATATTAAATGGAGTTTTCATTTCTTTAACATCTAATTCAGCAAGACTTTCATTGCTGCCAAATTTACTAAAGCTAGCAGATAATATGCATCCAATTACTTGATTTCTATTGTGTTCTACATTAATTGGCTTATTAACAAAATTTTTAGAAATCTTAGCAGCAGTTTCGCCATCTATAACATCGCCATTTTTATTAACTCTATTAACAACACAAGCATCAAAAGCGACAGGAAGAAGATCAATATTATCTTCTGTGTTAATATCTGGCAAAAATTTCTTTAATTTTTCAAGTGAAGCAACTGAAAGGTACTTATCTTTCTCTTCACTAACAACTGGTCTAATTTTAATATTAGCAAATGTACTTAAAAATTTTGTTTGTTTTTTCATAATTATATTTTATCTATATCGAATCCATAGATTACACCATCTTCTTCATCATCGAGATATAATTCATTAATATCATTAAATTCAAAATCATTTAAATCATAATTTTTTAAATCTTCTTCTGCTTGAGCAAAATCTTCATCGTCTGGTTCAAAATTAGCTTCTACTTCATAGTCAGAAACTGAGGCTCTTGCAATATCACTATCAGCTTTTCTATAAGAATCTTTTACTTTGCCACCTCGTACCATTTTTAAAAACATATTTACGCGTGCCATAGCCCAACCGCCTCTAGTCATTCCTGGTCTGTGAGAAGAAGAAAATGCACCTGCGCCACGACGATATACTTTTTTTAATTGGCCAAGAGTTACTTTCTTTTTATTTTTACTATTATGTTCTTTAACTTTATTTTTAAGAGCTTCTACTACTTTTTTAGAAAATTCAATAGCTTTATCACTTTTTGTTCCTGCGCTGCCAGGTTTATTTTTAGATGAGCCTTTGCGTCTTTCAGATGGTTTTGCTGGAGTTTGGGCAGCAGACTTTGGGCCTTTTCTTTTGGCGTTTGATTCAAAGCCATATTGTTCAGAATTATAATTCATTCTATATATATTATACACCTATAGAGAGAAGATTTTTAATTAATTTTAATTATTTTATATAAATTAACATAACGGATAGAACATTATGCTAATCTTTTTTACCACGCTTGGTTGCATCTATAAACCCGTCGCAACGGATCAAGTATTTCATTAGATATATCTATATCTAAAATTATTATAAATCTGAGAAATTTCAGCTTGAGAAAGAGCAGTGTTGTATGAATTAATTACACCAATATCTAAATTGTTGAGGTATCTTCTTTTCTTTTTTGAATTAAAAAGTCTTATTCCATGAGATAAAGCTGATTTACCGAATATTAAATAATTAAAATTGAAAGTATTATTAAAATAGAATTGTGTATTTGTATGAGGATAGATTGTTCCATCTTTTTTATAAAAACCTGGACCAAGAGGTATCTCATCACGACGATCTTTATAAAGTTTTCTATATTGTATTTTTCTAGTGAAAGTACCATTAGGTGGATTAATCGCTCCTTCTACAAACCATGTAATTAAATCAAATGAACCATATGAAGGTACACCATTGGAATATTCTGGATCTGCTGGATCCCAAAGATACCAAAAAGATCCTGCCCATTCAATGTATTTTCCATCTGGTCCATCAAAAGTTGTTGTACCTCCTGCGACACGGGTATAATATCCATTCCCATAATCTCCTCCATCAATAAGTAGTTCATCGAACTGATCATCATAACTCGGATTAACAAGAGGATTAGAAGGCGCTAATGCAATACTTTGAAGTTCACCATTTATATAAATTTCTATATAAGTATCATTGGATCTAATTGTTAACATATACATCTCGCCAAAATTAAATTTATAATCTGTCATAAGATTAAAAGAAATTGGTCTATTAAAAGTTTCACTATAACCAAAATGACCAAAACTAAAAACAAAACTAAAATTATTAAAAACACTTTTATAGCTAGGTCTTCCAACTATATTATAATATGGAGAACGATATCCTATAGAAAATGGAGTATTATTTTGAGACCTTGAAGTGCAAAAAATTCCTCTTTTTTCTCTCACAATATAACCAGTATTTGGATTTTTATGAGAAACTGGCCGCTGTAATCTTACGAACATATTTAATGTAGAAAATGTATTTTGTCCAATAGAAAAAATATTTTGAATATCATTTCTATTTATTTTTAATAATGGCCATTTGCTATCTACTGGTGGATTTATACCATTAACACTCTGATTATAATATTTATTTAATTTTTTACCTTCAACATCGCTGTTATCAGAATATTTTATATATGAAAATGTATTATTTTTTATTTCACCTTTTTTTGTATTAAAAGCTGCACCAACAATATGTTGCGGAGAAAGTGGATTAACTCCTTGATTTGGAACAGTATTATCTATTTGATAATCTCGAATTTGTTCTAGAAAAGCAGGATCTAGTCTTGCGCCAAATTTATATTGTTGATTTAAATACTCACCCATTGCTGGTGGAGTTTGACCATCGTTATAAGCATCTCCACCATCTGGAGTTGACCAATCTAACGCAAATGGTCTAGTTCCTGCATTTCCTCCTCCCTCAATTTTATAAAATAGACTAGTATAGTCTCTTTCATCGCTATCATAAATATACCAATTTCCTGCTTCATAGTAGATAACCATAGCTTGATCATCATCTTTTATATAATATCCACGACCATTATAGAGTCCCACATCTAAACTTAAACTATATATTCCATTTACATAATTTAAAGAACAACCTTGTAATAAAATCTTATATCTTTCATTTTGTATTTGACTTTTATAAAAAACTGGATCAAAAAGAAAAGTTAAAGAATTTTCTAGCACAGACGTAGGAACTGTAGAATCACCTTCTTCAAGCCAAGTTATTAGATTGAATGATGAGTAGGTTGGATCTTCTCCTCCTGTATATAAAGGATCATAAGCATACCATACAGAACCTAACCATACTATAGTTTTACCATCTGGACCATCAAAAGTTGTTGTTCCACCAGAATTTCTAGTATAGATTCCATTACTATATGTTCCACCAGATAATGTAACTTTGCTTATAAAAGTTGGTGGTAAAAGATCTATGTATTTTTTTTCATTTAATTTTCCACCGCCACTTTTAGTAGAATTAATCTTACCACTTCCACCTTTGCCTATTTTTATATTCATTTCTTATATAATTCTTTAGACACATCATTAGCAGAGCCCATAGTTGGAGTTTCTGGATATTTTGTGGGTAATTCTCTACTATCAAAATTTGGTTCTGAACAGCTAACTAAAAATAACAAAGGCAATATTAATATTAGTTTTTTCACAAATACTATTACACTTTTAGTGAATCTTCTATTAATTTAGCTTCAGCATCTCGTCTACGATTCATGCCTTTTTCTATGCTTCCACCAATCCATATTCTTTTCATATTTCTTATTTGATTAGCTATAAAGGTTAATGCTTTTTGATCAAAAGTAGATACTAATTTCATACCATCTCTAATTAATTTCATTTCGCGGCGACGATCACCTTCTAAAGCTGCTCCTCTATTAAATACAAGACTAACTAATCCACCTTTTGCATCTTCTGGAAGATTATCAAAATTAGGAAAAGTTTGTTGTGTTAAATTATAGAATTTAGTTACTGTTTTATTATTGAATACTTTTAGTGCAAGATCCCAAGGAATAGTTATATCTTTTAATCCTCTAATAAGATTCTTAGCATTGTATCCTTTGATACCAACTACTTTATATAATCTATCAAAAGTTTCTTTAGGTAGATCTTTCCAATCTTCGCTAAATTCTGTTTTATTTACATAACCCAAATCATAACCAACACCAATTGTAACTCCGCTTTGACCCTCGGGCCAAGCTGGATTTTTTAAAAATTTATTATAATAATTTTCGCCACCGCCAACTTCAAATTCAAGAATAAGATCTAAGGATTTTTTTGATAGCATAGTTTATTAAGATTTTTTTAAATTTATTTTTCCACCACCAAGATTTTGTTTTTTAATAGAAATTTTATTATTTGTTAAAATAATAGCATCAACATTCATACCATTATCCCAAGTACTTTCCCAAGGATTTAAACTTGCATTATTTGAATAAGCTAAAGTAAAAGGCAGTCCAATAAGGTATAAAATCCAAGCATCATCAAGTGGGCTCCATGCAATTGCAACATCTACCGTTGGGCTTATATTATCTTTTAAATACCATCTTCTATTATTAATTAAATTTTTTTGTAATACATAAATTCCATCGGTAACTGGATCGCCACTATTTGAAACTAATAAACTTTTTCCTTCTGTTATTTGTAACTTACCCATTTTATTTTTTAATTATTTATTTTATCTATGGTCTTGTCTAGTATATTGTCTTGAGGTACTTTTTCTTTTAGCCAAGAGTTCATAACACCAAAATAAACAAGATGTTCACTACTAATAAGAAATAATTCATTGCCAAAATTATCCTTGTAAGGAGTTATTCCAGAATCTTCAGTTAGATCAATTGCTTTTTCTTTTTTGAATTTAATTCTATACATTTTAATTAGATTATTATATCGTTCGCGCGCTTGACGAGTAATAAGTGCGTCATCACCAACAAAACAAATTAATCCACCATTATCTTTATCATATTGCTTTGGGGTAGTTGCATCATAAGATGATTTGTCATCTTGTATTTTATTTGGTGTCACAGTAGCACAACCAACAAGAAGAAAATTAAGAACTAATATGCTTGCGAGCTTGTTCAAGGTCTTTTTCCTTTACTGCATTTTCGATTCCACTTTGATGATCAACTTCTTTTTGAGCTTCTTGGCGCTCTTTCATTTCTTTTGTATTCTTAGCACCGAATACATTATTGATTGCTGCGAATATTCCAGATACTGCTGAGAGTAAAGCTTGGAGTATTCCAGTTGGCATAATTACTCTACGTAACTTGCTGTGGCATCTTTACATCCAGATGCAATAGCGTTAAGTACCTTTACTGCAAGAGCACCATTTCCATCTAGTCTAGCAAATTGTTGAGCATAAAGATCTTTGATTACAGTAACATAATTCGCCCAATGAGTTTTTTCTGCTGGAAGATAATCATTAAGAGCTTTTTGAAGTTGCTCTGGAGTTGGAGTATTTCCAGCTGTTAATCCTTCTACAATTGCTGCAACATGATTAATCATCTTAGCTTTTTCAATTCTATCATTACCAGAAACTGCTTGATCGAGAACAACAGTGCAAGCTAATACTACTGCTGGCTTAACATAAGGAAGAGTATTTTCAACACTTGTTGCAACATCAACTTTTCCAGTATTGGTTGTAGCACAACCAACAAAAAATACGCTCAAAAGAGCAACTGCGGCTAATTGTAATTTATTCATATATTTTCTCCATTTCTTATTTTTGCTTCAATCGTTTGACCTACTGTTCCACCAGTAACTGCTGCATCTTTTACTGTTAGCGCAAAAATGATACCAGAAACAACTGCTACTAATCTTGCTATGCCATTGATATATTCTTGTGCAATATCTGGAAGAAAATGTATTAATGTTGGATCAGAGTGAATTGCTATTGCTGTGGTAACTGCTACAACTGTTATAACGCCAGATGAGCTAGATCTCCAATTTGGGCCAAATATTTTAGATAGCATAGTTTTCATAAGATATTACACATTATTATAAAAGAAAAAATATTTAAAATCTAATAAATTAATATTCTAAGAATACTATTGGACCCAAGGATATTGAATTACTATTCCAAATGCCTGTTCCTATATTAGTTTTTAAATCATTATTAAAACTACCAGTCTCATAAATCGTATTACTTTCGAAAGTACTATTTACTCCATGAAGAACAAGATTACCAGTATTTATGCCAAAATGATCTCTAATACCTTGAGATCCAGCAACCCTAAAAGTTGACCCTTGACCTGTCTGAAGTACAGAAGCAACAATATAAGGACCTTGAGAAAAATTTCCATTTAATGTTGTTCTATAAATACCAGTATAATCAATACGACCTGTTATTGATCCAGATGCAATTAATCTGGCGTTTTCAAAACCATAATGTCCAGAATATATACCTATATTAATTTTTGGATCATGAGTCGAATAAATTGTCATCTCTACGCAAGCTACAGGATTGGTTACATTTTTTTTAATTAAAAAAGGAAAGTAAGTTATATATCCAGAAAGAGGAGCTGTGCTTGTAACGCTTTCTAAAGATAACGGTGAATATCTTCTTATACCTGTCCAAGCTGGAAATTCTGGTGGATGTGGATTAACTTTACTTCCATTAATATTTAAATCAAGATTTGTTAAGAATATTCCACTAACATCATCTTTAAGATAAAATCTTTGACCAGATGATATGCCTGTGTTGGAGTAATGAAAAATTTGATTGCTCATTTTGATATATTATAGGTTAAATGAACCAATTCCTCCAGTGCAGTTTGTTAAAGTTCCGTTAATAGCGCCACCGCTAGCAAACGAATAATCTCCGCCAGTGCAGTTTGTTAAAACTGCTGTGGAAGAGATAGCGCCACCAAATGAATAGTCTCCACCAGAGCAATTTGTAAAAGTACCACTTGCAGTTCCACCATTTCCACCAAATGAATAGTCTCCACCAGTACAATCTTTAAAAGTTCCACTTGCAGTTCCACCATTTCCACCAAATGAACCAATTCCTCCAGTACAATCTTTAAAAGTTCCACTTGCAGCTCCACCACTTCCACCAAATGAACCAATTCCTCCAGTGCAGTTTGTAAAAGTCCCACCTGCGTTTACGGTTCCGCCAAATGAATTAATTCCTCCAGTGCAGTTTGTAAAGTTTCCATTTGCACTTCCACCTGGTTCTCCACCAAATGAATAGTCTCCACCAGTACAATCTTTAAAAGTTCCACTTGCAGCTCCACCACTTCCACCAAATGAACCAATTCCTCCAGTGCAATTTATGAAATTTCCATTTGCAGTTCCATATGAGCCAAAGGATTCAAGTCCTCCAGTGCAATTTGTGAAAGTTCCGCTTGCAGTTCCAAGTCCACCGCTAAACGAATTAATTCCACCAATGCAATCTATAAAAGTTCCACTATACTCTATTACCATCCTCATGCTCCAAACATTAGTTGAATTAGAAGTAAATAATACATTTTCTACATATGTTAAATTTAAATTAGTACTTGGAAAATAAGCTGCTGGGTCAGTACTACTGTAAGCGGGGGAATAAGTTGTATTACTATTTTCTATTGTTAGATTATATAATTTAACATCATTTGCAGTTTGTTGAACTGTGCCTCTGTTTGCTGCTCCAAGATTGCTCGTGATATAATGTTTGCTTCTATCTGAAGTAGAGCCAACTATATCAATATATTGAGTATCAAGAATTAAACTTTGAGTTCCAAGATCATAAGTTGCTGCTGGTAAAATAACAGCTAATCTATTACTAGTTGATAAAGCGATAGCGTTAGGAGTTACTGTTTTTGCAAGAGCGTAAGCTGCTAGAAGATTGTTGCCATTAGTTATAGCGTTGTCTGTTACTTTAACGGTAACATAATTGGCGCTATTTAATTTATTTAATATATCTGCCATTTTAACTTACTCCATTATCTGCACTAAAGGTTACCCATCCTGTATAACCTACATTATTTACACCCAAGAGTTGCAAACTCTCGTTCCTATAAAGATTAACAGTAGAAAATCCATCTATAGTTCTTTGACCAGATCCTGTTATCAACAATATTCCAGTATTTAAATTTTTAACATAATAATTTATGCCAGAAGTTATTCCACTAGGCAAAGTGCCTGTTATGTTAGTTGAGCTGTTTGTTATATTAATATAATTATCTCCAAAAATAAAATTACCAGTAGAGTAATTATAAGATGATATTTTTTTATTTGTTATTGAAATGGTATTAAAAGAACCTGTTTGAGCGATTGCATTTCCTTCGACTTTTAAGTTGCCTCCGCTAATGTGGACTTTTTCTGTTGGGAATAATGTTCCAACACCAACTTTACTTTCAGTTTTTTCAGATATTAATACTCCAGATCTACCAATTCTAATGTATGGACCATAACCTACTGCTGTAACTGCGCCACCAGTTTCCCAAATTTTTATTTCTCTTTCGTTGTTTAATGTATTTATTGATTGCCCTAAAATTCCAGTATCAGTTCCTATTGAAACTCTGCTATTTAAAAATGGTCTACTTAATAAATCTATATCGGTATCTGCTGTTCCTGCATTTCTTAGAAATGTAACACCAGAAGAGAAAATTATACTATCATCAAATATTTTGTTTCCAGAGATAGTTTGATTGCCTTGATCTGTTATGTGGACTGTTGTTGGCATATTATTGGTTCTCTAATTGAGTTTTCTTATCTTGTATTACACTATGTAATTTGAAGTTATTTTTAACGCAATTAAATATGTTTTTCATAAGTTTATGCTGTTGGATCAGTTATTACTAATTGATCGCTACTGTTAAAATATCTTAACCTCTGAGATAGTGCTGCATTTTTAAATAGTGTTGTACTATATCCAGAATACACATGAGTTGATGATGTAAAATCTATGCCGTTAATATTATCTTCACTAGTGTTAAGTGCAAAACCATATCCTATCGTGTTACCCTCAAAAATGTTTCCTATGGTGTTATTGCCAAAAAAACTTCCTATATTATTGCTGTTAAAATAGTTTGCTATAGTGTTAGAATTAAAACTGTTTCCAATTATGTTACTGTCAAAATTGTTTCCAATTACGTTACTATTGAAACTACTTCCAACTGTGTTAGAGGTGAAATTATTGCTAGTCATGTTATAAACAAAATTATCTGTAATTGTGTTCCTGGCGAAATTTCTGTTAATTATGTTAGAGACAAAATTATTGCTAATTGTATTTAAGTAAAAACTGGTGGCAATTTCATTACTCGCAAAATTGCCGCCAATTACGTTAGCGTTGAAATTGTTTTCAATTGTGTTAATGTAAAAATTACTGTTAATTGTGTTGTTGTTAAAACTGTCGCCAATTGTATTAGAGTAAAAATTGTTGGCAATTATTACATTGCTATAACCACCTTTTATTTTTATATTTTTAACATTATTTAAAGTAAAAGTCCCTAATCCAGTAAGAGTAGAAGTAAAAGTTGGTTGTTGAATTCTTGAAGAGGTTAAAGTTGGTAAATTTATTCTATAATCCCCATAAGAATCATCATAAAGTGCTCTAAATCCATAACTTTCATCTGTGCTAAAAAAAGTCCCGCTTTCAACAAAATCTGACACTGGAAGCCAAAAATTATTATTATCTAAAGCATTTCCGCTATTACCTGTGACAACTGAATAATATAACTTGCCGCGATTGCTATTATTACCAGTTTCTTTAACAAAATTTAATCTAGAGTATTGATAATTACCAGAATAATTTGGCACAGAACTAACATCTGGTTTGCAGCAATTAACAGTAATATTTCTCCAATCATAAGCAATATCAATATCTAGAAGATTATCTACTCTTCTATAAATCCAACCTTTAAAGTCTGGTATACTTGCATTATTGTTAATAGTTCCCCAAGAATAAGATCCACTTGCATCTATATTATAATAAATTGTATCTTGAGGATAAGTTTCTGATTGAGCTATGTGATATATTTTATTATTCGAAAGCGCAGTAACAATAAGAGGTTCACCAGAAACTGCCGTTTTTACTGTTTGATCATTGATTGATTGATTGTTCCATTTAAGAACAAAATCTGAAATTCTATATAGTTGACCACTCAATAATCCGCTGGTTGCTTTTAGTCCAGTTAGAGTTGAATATGTGGTATTTAAAATTTGATTAGATCCATTAGCAAAAGTTTTAATTCCAGAGATAGTTTGATTTCCAAATGTTAATACTGAAACTCCACTTAGATTAAGTATATCTTGAACAGAAGCAACGTTAGTATAAGTATTTTCAATAAATACATTGTCTAAAGCTGGATTACCTGCAGTCGCCCAAAATCCTATAATAATATTAGTATTTGCTGGAATTGAATTTCCAGTTAATGTAAATGTACCGCTAGTTGCTGTAGTATATGAACCTGTAGCAAGATCATTATAATTTGAATCATATATTGCTGCATTTAAAGTTGGAGTACCAAAAGCTGGAAAAGAATTCAATAAAGTAAATGTTAATTTAACATCTGATGTTATTGGTAATCTTCCTAAATTTTGACGAAAAGAATTACCAGAAGGACCTGTCGCCAGTGCTGCCACATTAGCTACATAATTATTAGTTCCTAAGCCACTATAAATAGTATAAGGGTTATTAACTCCAGACCAACCAGTTGCCACGCCACTCCACCATTCGGGTGGTTGACCTGTGAGCCCATTTAAATTGCTAAAATCACTATTAACAACAGGATTTATAAATAAATTCGATGGAGACGCTTCGATGTATTGACTTTGACTTGGGACCCATACGTAGGTTCTGAAATTATCTGTTGTTGTATAAATTCTGCTTGTTTGTTTAGGGCCATTAAGAACAAGATCTCTATAATTGCTGTAACTAGGGAAAATGGATAAAGCATCTCTTTGCGTTTGCACTGTGCCAGTTAGTAAAATTTGTCCTGCTGAACTACTATTTGATATTTGATTAGCTAGAATACTTTCTCCACTTAAAAAAACTCCTGTATTGTTTATTGTTGGTCTAGAAGAAAAAGTTTTTATTCCAAAAATTGATTGATTTCCTGTTAATGCAACTGCGCCAATCGAATTTGGATCAAGAGCATCTCTTTCGCCAGAAGCGTGAGATTCATTGTGCGTAACTTGCGCTGAGAATTTTATATCTACAATTTGATTTAAATTATCTGTCCATCCTTTAAGTGGAAAATCTGCTTCAAATCCACCTGGAGTTACAACGGGAGATTTAGCTATAAAAAATGCAGCACTTAAACCACCATAGTAGTATTTCCATCTACTGTCTCCAGTATCAAAATATATTTGGACTTCTCCTGTTGTCGAACCTATTCCACTATAATAATAACTTGGTTGACCAAAAGTATAAGGTCTATACTCTGTTAACGCTTTAAATTTTGGAACAGCTGGTCCATATCCTTCTGCAATTACTAAATTTGCATAATTATTATTATAACCATATTGAGTCACACGTGGATCATCATAAACAAACCATTTCTGGCCGCTTATTGTTTGATTGCCAGTATTATAGACTAAATTATTAGCATAAACTTGTTGAAATATACCAGTATAACCACTAATATTTCCTGTAACTGTTGTGTCAATTATTTCGTTATATCTTAGAGTACCAGCTACTGTTAGATCGCCAGAAACGTTTAAATTATTAGCGAAAGTTTTGTTTCCAGAAATAGTTTGGTTTCCAGTATTGTAAATTAAATTTGGAGCAATTATTCCTGTCGCAAAAGTTTTAACTCCACTAATTGTTTGATTTCCTGTTAAAAGTACAGTTCCACTAGAAAAAATATTTAATGCAGCTTGCTCTGCTAAATCTAAAAGTAATCCACTTTCTGAAGATATAGAGTCTACAAAAAAACCACTTAATTCATTTGGATTGATTTGCTTTACTCTGATATAATTTGGCATATTATTTTACCTTACTATGATAAAGAATACTTGCAAGATAACTATCAACTTGATGATCATAAGCAATAGAATTTACGCTAGCAACAACTTCTTGATTTTGATCAACTGGTTGTTTAATATAATCTTCTATTTTAGAAACCCAATTTTCTGGAGTTTCATTTGCTATAATAATTTTACTAATTTGTTCTGCTACTTCTTTTTGGTTGTAGCTTAATTTTTTAAGATTGTGTTTTTTACGAAGAGCAGACGATACTTCTTCTTCTAGTTTTTGAGCAAGAACAAGATTTTCTTTTACTTTAGAAAGGCTAAACTTATCTTCGTTAGCTTTAGATTGTTTGCCTTGGCCAATTGGAGAAACATTTTTAGTTGATTGTGGAGTTCCAGAACCAGCTGGTCTTCCTGCGCTGTCTGGAAGTTTTGCACCACCAATAAGTGGTTGATAAAATCCTTGATCTTTTAGATCTTTAAATTTTTGTTGAGCTTCAGTAGACTCTTCTGCATTTGGAAGGCGACCAGTTTCAATTGCTCTAATGCCTTCTTCTGGAGTAAGAACACCTAATTCAACTAGACGAGTATAAACCCTAGAATATTGAATATCATCTTTAAGATCAATATCTTCAAAATTTGGCATTGGATAATTTTTAAATCCAAGTTCTTTACTCATTCTACGAATTTCTGGTACTAAAAATTCATTAATAAATGCTTGACGAGCTTGTTTTAATCTTTCAATAAATACTTGCACTTTAATACTTGTATTAGCAAATTTTTCATCACCAATAAGAATATTATTTAAACCAATTTGAATATCTCTATCTACAACTTGATATTTTTCTGGTCCTATTAAATTTCCAATATTAGGAATTACAAATTCAGCTTTGGTTGTATAATCAGCAATTAAAACTCTACCCACGCTTTGATTTGCAAAAAGTTGTTGCATTGATTCAAGATTTTTTTGATTGACTCCTCCTTTTTCTGGATCTGTTCCCATTGTCACAAGGAGAATAGCTTGTTGCATAGTTCTAGCTACTGCCATGTCCATTTTTTTCATTTCAGCTTTCCAATTGATATCTTCTAAAACTGGAAATCCCATTGGAACTGAAAATGGCTCGTAATCTTGTTTTTTATAAAATACTGCTGCAATTCGATCTGCATCAAGTGGCAAAGTTAAAATTCCAATAGTCTTTTGTTGAATAAGTTTTCTTGTCTCTGGTGGAAGACTTTGTAAAACTTCTTTATCTTCATCAGTTTTTGGAGACTTTAATCTTTCAAGTTCGTAATCACTTAGTAGTTTGTAATATTTTCTTTGAGAAAAATTAATTGTTCCAGCGATTTGAATATCTGCTGGGTTAAGTATAATATATTTAGATGGTAAATTAACTGCAGCTTTAGTGGTTGCTAATCCAAATGTTTGAGTAATTTTAGATACATCTTCTTCTGAAATTTTAGTATCAAATCTATAAATGAATACATTGCCACTACGATAATATTCACGAAAAAATTTATCTTGAAGATCATTAATGTTTATTTTTCTAAATAATGATTCAAAAAATGTTCTAGATTTGGAGCTGCCACCAGTAAAGTAAATATCACTACAAGAAAACTCTGTCATCAAGTCGATTGTGTTTCTGAAAATAGCAAAATTATAATATGCTTTTTGGCAAAGAATAACTGCGTCTCTAATATTTAAATTAGAATCATTTTTAATGCCAGTAGAATATCTGAATGGGATAATACCATCATCAATATTCTTATATCTATCTGTTCTTATAATTGTACTAGCAGCATTTCTCCTAACTCCATTAGACCCTGAGCTAGTAGAAGCCTTACTTTCTTTATAAGAAGATTCAGATACCATATAAGGTTGAACATCAGCTGCTTTAGCTGTTTTTTCTTGTTTTTTAATTTTTTTGGCCATTTTACGTGGATTATTACACCTTTATTTAATCATTATAGGCGAAAAAGTTGGACTTTCGACAGTTTCTGGTTCTTTCATCATATCATTATAGCATTTTAAGGCCCAATTTGCTAACATAAGTGCTGAATAATTATCTTTTCTAGCTTTATTGGCAGAAGAGCTTCTTTTAAGGTGTTGTGGTAAATCAAAGCTTTGAGTACCACGGCTAGTACTAGAGTGTTCAACTAGAGCACATTGTTTTTTAGTCTGATATATATAATCATCTTGATTTTCAATAAAATCTAATGTAGTCCAATCTTTTTTATCTTCGCCTCTAATTAAATCTAGATTTGCTGCTCCTTGATTTAATACTGTATTAAAGAAAGATTCATATGCTCCAGTTTTACTAGCAAACCATATTTTCTTATAATCAATACAAGCTTGTAAATGTTCGTTAGCTTTACGAATAAATGAACTTGTAAATACTTGGTTAAAAGCTATTTTTTTATCTTCTATATTATATTTTTTTCTAGCATTCTTTACCATAAGATCATAATCAACGCCTTCTAAATCACTATCAAAATCAAATGTTTTAATTTCAAGTTTATCTTTTTTAAATAATTCTGATTGATTACAAGCTGACAAGAAAACATCTGCTCCTGCATTATCTATAATCATTAAAATGATATTAAAATTACTTAATATATAATATAAATATGCAACGTGATTTTTTAAATTACCTAAACCAGCATAAGTATGAACTAATGTGCCTTGTCCTGTTTCGTCATCTACTTCTAAAATAGCCATAGCAAAATAATCCGCATTTGGACTATCACTCATATTAGGATCGATGCCAAGAATATATTTTTTCTTTGGATCTCCTCTTAATAAAGTATGAGGAGCTTCTCCTAATGGTAAAGTACAATCTTCCATTTTCTTTGCATTAAAATAACTATCACTGCCATCTGTAAATCGAGCGCAATATTCTCTCATAAAACTACTATGACTAAATCCACCAGCTTGAGCTTCTTCGATAATTGTTTTATCAATCATTTCTTCTGGAAGAGCTTCGTAACTCATTTGACTTACAAAATATGTGGCTTCTTGTTTTTCTTTTGATTCAATTTTTTCAGACCATTCTTTATAAGTCTTATAAAGATTTTCAAAAGTATAACTTGCAGATGAAAGTGCAATCATTTTACTAGTATTTTCAAAAACCATTCTCTCATCTTCTTTCATTAAGCCGTCTGCTATAAGTTTATCCTCTAATTCTCTAATTTCCATACGCTCTTTCATATTTTGTGGAGCAACCAAGAATGGCATCAATACATTTTTAATAATTTCTTCTGGAAGCAAAAGAAACTCGTCAAGGACTAGAATGTTTGCTCGAAATCCTCGAATCTTTTCACCATTAAGAGGAATAGCAACGATGCTTCCACCATTAATTTGCCATTCAAATTGATCGTTTCTTTTAGCTTTAGCACCAAAACATTGAGCAAGTAGTTCTGCGCCTTTGCTGTCTACAATTTTTTCTAAGTTATTAAAAATAAAACGCGCAGTTCTAAATGTTGGACCAGCAATTAAGATTTTAGTATTAGGTTCAAATACACATTGAAGAAAACAAAATACTGCTGCCATAAATGACTTACCGCAACCACGGCCAAACACGCACATGTTAAAATTTCTATTCATTAAAGCTTTAAGATGCAGCTCTTGATATGGAGCTAACTTAACTCCACTAATAAGTTCTGTTGTAAATCCAATATTAGCTCTAAGAAATTTAGCTAAAGAGATTTTAGCTTCTTTATCATTAAGAAATCCTTTAAGCTGAGATAATTCAGCATTAACATCTTTGACTTCTCTTAAATATTTATCTGGACAATATATCATAAAAGTTTCATATCATAAGCTAATTGTAAATCTACTTTTTTATAAAAACATTTACTAGCTAAAATAGATTCTATAGTTCTTTTCATCTCTTCTCTGCCATCTACAAAAACAAATTGTAGATTATCAAATTCCTGAAGTAATTGTCTAACATTATGAAATATAAATTCTGGAGTTGCTTTAATCTTTTTGCTAATATGAGGAAGATATTGGAAACTTAATGCATTAGAAAGCTTTTCTTCTACTATAACAATAAGATAAGCGTTATCTTTTTTTGCTCTAGTTATCTCGTTTTTAAATCTTTCAAGATTACCAACGCTTAGAGTACTAATAAAATCACTAAGACTTTTTCTTTCTATAAAGCAACTACAGTTATCATTAGAGCAGGTATAATCTCCATATGGTAGGGTCTTTATTTCAAAAGGTATATTGAATTTAAGCCAATTCTGTTCTCTTGTATCAACATAAATTGTGTCTTTTGAATTTAATTTATTTTTAAATTGGTGAATGATATTGTTCGGATGTATAAACTTGTTTTCTAAGCCTACGCTAGAGCAAACATCATAATAATCATTAAATAATTTATTATAAGAGATAATAGATGGCGCCATAATAGTTCTTAGCTCTACTTGACAAGGACTATATGTTAATTTTTTATCTTCTTTTCTTTTGGCTAGTAATTGTTTGGTATATTCTTGAGCTTTTTCTAGTGGCTGTTCTTTGAGCCATTTCTTCATATTATTCTTATCATTAAAGTCGCTATTGAAATATTGTTCTTTGGTCTTAAAATTAATAGTATCGCCAGTAAGAAGATCTTTTTTAGGATAATAAGTATGATAGTATTTTTCTTTGTTTAAACCATAACCTCTAAGTGCAAGATGCAAGCTTTTTTCATCTTTAAATTCTTTACCATCTACTTTACAAATAACTGACATAAGATTAACCATTTAATATTTCGTCTTTAGATATTCCTAATATTTTGCATTTGATTTCGTCCATAGACGATAATCTATCTATTTCTTTTTCTACGGTTTTCTTTCTCATCTCTGCCATTTTAATTAATTTAGCGCGACTTTCTTCTTCTTTCCACATTTGTACAAGGTTAATAATCGATGCTGTTTCTTTTACTTGTTTGCTTAATCTTTCGCTTCTTTTTACTTTAAGATCATTGTTTAATTTTTGTTGACGATTAACGCAATCGTTGTATTCTTTTCTTGCGGTATTGCTTGCCTCAACTATCGCCATTGGAATCTTGCCATCTTCTTGAATTGCAATATCAATTTGATTTTGAAGAACACTAATTGTTTGTTGAATATTAGAAGATATCAATACTTCTGTGCAAAGAACAATATATTGATCAACTTCTTCTTGAGTTAAGTCTGCTTTATTGTATGTGTATCTTATAAAGCTACTTTCAAAAAGTTCTCTATCACTTTCGTTATCATAAAGATTAATTTGATGAATAAATCTATGAGTATTCATATAACCAATTACTGCTATAATTTCTCTTTTTTGACCATGCGTAATTTTAGTTTTATCAATACCATCCATAACATATTTATTAATTTTTGCTACCATTCTCTCTTCGCTACGAGGTGGCTTGTAATCTCCAGAAGCTGCGTCTTCATTTTCTGTGTTATTATATTTAATATTAGTTGGAATAATTTTCATATATTCCAAAACGCTTCTAGTCTCTTGGCATAAATTAGTTAGTGCTTCATTTTTAAATAAAATTTTACCCATTTCTAAACCAGTCATAGTTAAACAATTATTGCTAATATATTCTTTTTGTTCGTTTGTTAATTCTATAAGACCTTTAGCTTCGTATTCATGACTTTTTCTTGGTTTAATATGTCTAGAAGCAAGAAATTGTTTTACAGCTTTGCCTTCTTTACTACGACCATCAAGATCATCTCTATCAAAAGCAAGTTTAACTAACTCTGCTAAAGATGGAGGATTATCTGGACGATTGTTCCATTCTGTGAGTAATTTTAATTGCTGTTCGTCTGTGAGAACGAAAATATCTTCGCTCATATAATATCAATATCTCCATTATACAAGTGCTTCTTGACTTTAATAATAATTGATTTTTTTAGATTTTTAATTTGCTTGTATCCTGCCATGCGATTCTTTTCTGTTGTTCTATATCCCATTAATTTAGCAACTTGTTCATCATCTTTGCCATCTATATATAAGTATTGATAAATTTTCCATTCAATTGGCTTCAGTATTTTAAACATTTTATTATGTACATTTTGTGCTGTGGCCTCAAGATTGAAATTTTCATTTTTCATATCATTTATTTCTTGAGTATGATTTTCTAAGCTTACTGTTAGTTTGGTATCATGTGCGCTTTTCTTATTCTTTTCCCAATTTGCATATAATGGGCAAGCTGAACATTGTTTGCTATAAATCCCACAACCATCATCACTTTCTGCAGCAGAACATTTTAAACAAGGTCTTGTATAATTGCTATAATTATTACGAATAAGATTTTTAATTTGATTACTTATAATTCGATTTACCCAAGGAGCAAGAGGTTTAGAGGAATCGTAAAGATGCCACTTTTTATAAATATGAAATCTTAAAATTTGAGAAACATCACTAAAATCCATCCAAGCAATTGCTGTTAAGTTCCACTTATTTTTTCTTTTAAGGATTTCTGTATTTATGTTATCTATACAATTTTCAAACTTGGGTTTTTTAGCCATTGCTTCGTCCTCTACGACGTTTGGCTGAATTTGTTGATGTTCTTGAAGCTGGACGAATTGCTCCACCTTCTTTTGCGAAATCCTCTAATACTTTTTTAGTATCTACTTTTTCTGAAGATCTGTATTTTCTTAAATCGTTTTTATCTGAAGAACCAATTATACTACCAATTTTTTCTCCTTTATTTTGATTAATGTCAACATCAAAATCTAAATTATTAATATCTGGTACTTCATTTACTTCTGTAATTTCACTGTCATCATCCTCGTAATCTTCTGGTTCGATATTTGGTCTTTTAGCTTTAGTTATAGTTGGCTTTTGCATTTGTACTGGCAAAGCTACTTTTTCTTCTTTTTTAGTACCTAAAAATGAATTTCCACAATTTGTGCAAAATTTAGGTTTATTTAAGGAATATTCAGTTGGCGAACCACATTCAGAACAATAAATTTTTAACATATATTATTATATGCTAAATAAAGAGTATATTCTAAATATTAATTTACGTAATGAATTATAGAAACGTTTCCGTTACTACTGTATACTCCACTATTATTTGGTACTTTAATAGTTGCAGATAGATCTGAGTTTCCAGCAGGAACATACATTATTACGTTTCCATTATTATCGCCTTCTTTTAAAATTGTTGCTCCACTAGATAAAATTCCTAATAGAAAAACATTTTTTCCTGCTCCTGGGGCTTCAATAACTGTTCCAGCTGTTGCTCTTCCACTCACTAGAGCTATTTTTTCAAAACCTGAATCTCTAAATAATTCTGTCATAGTAATTTACATTACACATTAAATATAAAAATGATGAGATAAAATTATCTAGTTTCTCGCCATTGTAAGCTTGCGAAAGTATTACTTGAATTAGTTCCAATTCCAGATACAACTATAACAAAAACATTACTATTTGTGCTATCAATATTTTGACTAATATAACCTCTTTTTGCGCTTGATAGAGTTTGTATTTGAGATTGAGAACTAAATTTTCCTGCTCCTTGGCCTCCAGCGATACAATATCCAGCATCTATTAACATACCACTACTTAAATTAACACTTGTTGCACTAATATTATATTGAACAACGCTTTCATCGTTTGCACTTACCCAAGTTCCGCCATTTATCTGTCCAGTACTTGGAATTCTCCAAAGTTCATAAGTTATTGCGTCTGTTAAAGTAAAAATATTAGCCATATTTGGTCTAACGACGCTTCGGTTTGGTTTGCCATAATACCCAGTCTTTAGTGCTATTGCGATTAGTGGAAGTTGGCCAGTTGTGACTACTGATCTTGCTGTAAGATTTCTTGCTGCAAAATCTACTCCTGCTTCACTGTATCCACCTTCACTCATTACTGTAGCGCAAATTTGATCCATAGTATCTGTTCCAACTGCTACAGCGTAATTTCTAATTTCACATCTAACTGGAAGATTTGGGTCACTCCAATAAACGGTTGGTTTATTATTGCTATTATAAAATTCATGAGCGATTACTGATTCACCATCATGTACAAAACCAGCTCGTAGTCTTCCTACCCCTAACCATTGAAAATCTGCAGTAAATAATTGTGTTTTTGTTATATCTATATTAAATTGAGAAGCTCCACTTCCATTACATTTATCAATATTCCAATTATTTTGAGTAATTCTTTGATCATATACAGTGCCAGAAACATTATTTCTTAAAACAAAAGATAAAGTGCCATCTCCACTTTGTTCAAAAAATATACCATTATAATCATCAAAAAGACCAATTCTTTTATTTGTGCCAGCTCTATATCCTGTAAAATTAAAACTTTGAAAAGTCAATTGACTTTTTCCTGGCATGTAGTGATGATACATTCTGCTTTGGTGAATTGTAAAATCATTAGCTCCAGTTCCAACTTGTAGTACGCCTTTTGCTTGATTGATATTAAATGTTATATTAGAATTTATGCCACTAGTTTTAGTTAATAATTCTGTTTCTTCTCCGTAAACGTGAGAATAATCTGCAAGAGTAAATGGATTTGATATTCTTTGGCGACCAAATGCATCTATTTGAGCAGATTGTGCTGAAAAATTACTTACATTAACATTAATGCCACTATTTAAAATTCCTTCTATATTATCTATTTTGCTAAAATCAAGAGCTTGATAAAGTCCACTTTCACTATTGTAAACGAGACCTATGCGTTTTTCTGTTTGATCATCTACTTGTACTAATGGAGCCATAAATATGGTTACACTAGAGTTAGTCTAATTCTTCAAATTTCTCAATAATATATGCTAAGATATCATTTCTCATAATATCTTCTCTACCAAATTTAAAAGTGCATATTCCTTTATCTGAGCTTTTCTTATCGTCAAAAAGGTTGTATATTTTTTCAAATCCACTATTCTTAATATCAGATTGTCTAATATCTCCAATTAATATTAATTTACTAAATTTACCCATTCTAGTAGTAATAAGTAACAAATCATGAACACTTAAATTTTGAGCTTCATCGCAAATAATATAGCTAGCGTTAATGCTGAGTCCTCTTAAAAATCCTACTGGCAATCCTTTAACTCTTTCTTGTTTTAATAACATTTCAACTTGTCCCTTTGGTAATAATTCGTGAAGTTTATCCATTAATGGTTGAAGATAAGGATCAAGTTTACTGTGAAGATCTCCTTTAAGAAATCCTAGATTATGAGAAGAGCTTTCTACTGGATTACGAATATAAAATATCTCACCAATTTTTTTCTGATTTATAGCATTTAATGCTGCATAAACTGAAAGCAAACTTTTTGCTGTTCCTGCTGGACCTTTGCAAAAAACCATTTTAGTATTTTTATCTTGAAGTAATTGAATAAATTTCTTTTGATTATCTGTCCATTGTAATTCGCGAATATTCAAGAACCCTTCAATTTTATCTCTTTGAGGAACAGGAGCTGACTTGTCTTCTTTTTGTTTGTGTTTTTTAGACATTATACTTACAAACTATATTACACAATTTATACTAATATAGAATCTTTAAGAAAAGCTTTAGTAGCGTGGTCGTGCTTGCTTATATATGTTTCGAACTCTGGTAAAATAATATCTTGACCAAATGAATCAATGTATTTACAAACTGAGATATTTGAATCTTTTTGATATTTTATAAAATTTTTTATGATTTCTTGCTCATTAAAAGTTTTAAAATCTTGAGTTTTAGGTACAATTCTTGTATGAAAATAAGTTGCTTCTTTATTAAATGCCACATCTAAATATTTTAGATCTCCTTTCAAAGCATTAAAATAATAATAAATTAAATCAAAATCTTTACGAATATTAAATTTTTTATTTGTTACAAAAGCTCTATGTCCATTTTTTGTTTTGTATAATCTTAAGTCTAGTTTAAATTTATCTGAAAATTCTTTACAACTTTGAATAACATCTTTATCCTGTCTTGCGTCTATATCTATAGGAAGCATTTCATCAAATTTACATGCAACTGTAAAACCAAGACTTATAATTACCATTTGATTATATTACACAAAAGAGTGTAATTAAAATAAAGATGGCATACTTAAACTCAAATATACCCCCAATAGAATGTTTCGTTAGAGGAAACTATTTAAGGAATCAAGAAGATAGTTTTGATAAAAAATATAAATGTTTAATTTTTGGCGTTACGAGTTTGCCTAGCCAAGTTCCACTTTTTAATTTTCTTATGGAAGATGGAGGAATATGGTGGCATGCTCCAATAAGTGCTTTTTGCACAAAGCTAGATTCTCCAAATATGGAGTTAAGTGAATTAGAGTTATGGGATAGTTTTAGTTATAATATAGCTGTAACAAAATTTTATGTTCTTCAAAATAAAAAAATAAAATATACTGGAAGAACTGGTCAAGAATATTTTGGTAAATATCTTTTTACTCTTGATTGGGCTAATGGTGATTTTAATGAAATTCATTTTGGATTTAGTGAAAATCCAGATCAACATAAAGCTGGTCATGTAATAGAACTAGATAATGGAAATTTTGCAATACAACCTAATAATAGAATTAAAGTATTCGATCCAAGCTTCGCAACAAAACCAAATGAAATATTGTTGCAAAGAAAAGTAAATACTCATATCTATACTGTTGAAAATAGTCCCAAATGGATTACTGAAGATAGTGATAGTTATGATTATAAAATAGAGGAAATAAGAAGTGAAGAAAACAATAAACATAACTGAAAAAAACATATTTGAGGGTGAAAAAGCTAATCCTCAAAATTGTGCAATAGCTAGAGCAATTAAAAGAAATATGAAAGGTAAATTAATGAGTGTTTCAGTATTACCTTCTCATATAGTTGTAAAAACTAAAAATAAAGAATATATTGCAGCAATGCCAAAAGAAGGTTCAAGTTTTATTAAAAGATTTGACCGAGGTTTAGCTGTAAATTCATTTAAATTAAATTTAAAATTTAAAAAAGATTTCGCGCTATTTTAAATTCGGATCTGCTAGATCTGGATTGTGAGTTTGCTTTGTTCCCCTTTTAAAGGGTATAGATAGATTTTTTACTATTTCAATTGGCTTTTCTATTATTTTTTCTTTGATTATTTCTTTAACTACTTCGACTTCTTTTTCATCGAATTTTCTATTAGCTGCAATATTATAAGCTAATAATAGTGATACTGCTAATGGATCAAATACTGCTACAATAATTAATATAAAATATTTAACAACAGTTTCTATTTTTACATTAAATGCTTCTGCTATGAATTTATATGTGCCAATATCAGATGATACGATTTCTTTATTTAAAGTTATTATTTGATTGTCAATACTATTGATTTCTTTATTTAAGTCCTCGTTGTTGAGGTTAATTTTTTGTATATTAGATTCTAATGTAGAAATGCTAGATTGCATTGTATCTAATGTTTTAGACTTTAATTCTACTGATTTTTTATCTATTACTTTTTCTTGAGTATCGCTACTAAATAATCCTCCAGATTTGGTCACTGTTGTAGTTGTAGATTGATCTAGTGCTTTAGTTAGATTATTTTCTTGGCTTTTACGAGTATCTACAAGAGTCTTGACTCTATCATTATTTGAAGCTATTTGATCTTTTAATGAAGTCTTTTTGGCTTGTAATAAAGATACTTGAGATTCAATTGCATCTATATTACTTTTAGTTGAGTAAAAAGCTTGACTAAGAAATCCAAATATGCCAAGACTTGTAATAGCCATAAGAACTACTACTGCGGTTATTAAATATGTTTTGATAATATTATTGATTTTTTTCCAGTATCTATATAAAAAGCTAGTTGCCATTATTTTGCCAAATTCTAGACTACTAGCCATAATAATTGCTGGCCAAAAGCTACCAGAGAATAGAAGTCCAATTCCTTTTACAGAAAAGAAAGCTCCACAAGACGCTAAGAATAAGGCTGATAAGCCTAATAATACTTTAAACATTAAATATGATTACACTAGTTGGCTAAATATTCTGCTGCTTCTACGTTGCCTTCTCCAAAAAGCCATTCTGCCATTTTAAAAGCATCTCTTTTCATATTAAAATCTACTCCATGCATCTCGATAATACTTCCACCATTATTAATATCATATAAATAAAATTTTCCTCTCCATTCGTATATGCATACAGCATGGCCTTCTTTTACCCTTCTGCCATTCTGATTTTCGTAATAAACTGCTCCTAAAACCTCGCTCCATATATTATGTTGGCCTAATTTTTTATTAATTGCTTCATAAGCTACTATACTATTTATAAGACAAGAATTAGGATAATTTAAAGGTACTTTCTTATTAATTTGAGCATTAGATAATGAGCAACTAAATATAAAGAACGAAAATATTATAAATTTTTTCATATTATTTGTTTTTGTTTTGTGTTTTTAGTAGGTATCTAGCACTGCCTTGGCTTTGCCATATTTTTCTAAAGTCTTTAAAAGTATATTTAATACAATCAGAATCTTCATTAGGGTCAGTAACAATAAAATAATCTTTTCCAAAACCATTTAGTATAAAAGCGTGTTGACCATACTCTTTGTTTACTGAAACGATCACAGGGTTATTATTTGCTATTTCTTTTTTGATGTATTCTATACCGCTATTGCCTCCATTGATATTAAATTCTTTTTCTTGCCAATTATAACCAAGTTCTTTTAATGCTATCTCTACTTTCCAGAATTTTGTTTTAGTATATAATCTATTATTAGAATCTTTAAGATCATTGTTTTCTATTAGTCTTTTAAGATCTTTTTGATCAATATTTTCTCCATAATAGTTTAATACTATAGAAACACATGCTGGAACACATAATAGTTTATCTTGTTTGGTATGATTTAATTTAATTAGATACTCCTCTGAATATCCTAGTGAAGATAAACAGAGGAATATTAATAATCTTTTAATCATTTATAGTTTTTAACTTGAAAGGCTGATCCACCAATTGCTTTAATATTGTGTCTATTCTTAAGATTAGCGTACTCATTACCTTGATGCATTTCTACATTACGAGCTGCATTTTTCATTAAAAGATGATCGCGGTATTGCATTTTTGGTTTGCTATATACTTGTTGAGTAATTTGAGCTTGACGCATCATAGATTGGGTTGTGCGAATACGATGTTGCTCTGCGTTGCCAAAATCATCGTTCCAAACCAAGCACTTCATTTGGGCATTAGAGGTTGCGTATAGTCCGAGACTCAATAGGATTGTTAGTATTGCTTTTTTCATGATAGAGCCATTATATAGGTTATTTAACTTATTGTCAAGTATTCTTTAAATATAAAATGTCCAAATACTTTGATACTCTTGTTCTTTGAGATTAATGATTTTGCAAGCTTGCGGCTCTATGTATATAGGTGTTATTATTCCATCTACTTTGTTAATAGCCACGTTAATAGCATGTGGCCCTTGAGTACCATTCTCTTCTCTAGAATTAGAATTATAGTGAATAATACCAATAGCAATACTATCAGCTGTAGATTCTATACTATTATAAAAATAGCCACAAGCAAATACTCTAAAAGCTTCACTAAAATTATCACAATCCCATCTGTGAGCCCATTTTGTGACTTTCATGCTAGACATCCAACGCCAATACAGAGGAAATATCTTGTCTTGCAACAAAGGAATATCTACTGTTTCATAAGAGCCATCAACAATAATGCTATTTCTAGGCATTAGTCTATTTTTCCAAATATTAACCATTTCTCTGCTTTGTATTATCATATTTACTTGTATTTTACACAAAAGTATATATAAAAAGACTTTATAGCAAAAAACGCCCGCTGGATTTTTTTACTTTGATGTTTTATTGCCTTAGTATTGTATTTTAATAGATTATAAAAAGGGGGGTATAGATAAGAGTATATATAATAATACTTTAATTAGTTCGGGGAGATTGATTTTTATACCCCCACGACCCTTTTTGTAAAAGAGATTATCTAAATTTTTCAAAAATGGGGGGTATATATAAGTGTGCTTCTGTAAGTCGTTATCAATCAATGAAATTTAACTGAAGAAATATCTTGTGATATTCTTATTCTGTGATAGATTACCTATATGAAGAAATTAAGCAAATACGAACAACTCATCGCAAACCTCAACAAAGCGGCTCAAGACCTTAAGGATGCCTCGACTCAAGCCGTGGCAACCCTCGAAGCTCACGCTGAGAAGATTGAAGCTATCAATCAAAAGTATTCAGAAAAATAATTGTTGACGAAACATAACCAGAAAGGCATACTAAGACCATGAAACAAAACCTCAAAATCAGTTACCAAACATTCGGCGAAAACAATGCTTACCTTCTCGAAGGAAGCATCAAACAAATCAATCACTTCTTCAATAGTATCTATAATTGGGAAGGCACTAACGGCAAGTTGCACGATATGGGCAACGGCAAAGCGTTCTACTTCTACGCTCATCCCGATGATGTGAAGAAAGCTCTTGTTAAGGTTGCTCTTCACACCTTGGTCAACAAGATCAATGCTAAAGGTCGCAAGGGTGGACTACTTGACCTTGCAACAACCAAGGCACAGAGCATCATCGATGAGATGACGCAGACTTGTTTCCTTTGGGGTGCGAGTAGCTCTGAAGGGTATAGCCTCGGCACTATCAGTGCAGAGAAGCCTAGCGACTACTGTGGTGCAGTTAGCAACGGAAGGGACTAATACTATGACAGCAGAACTATTCATCGTAGCACTTACAATACTAGGCGAAGCTAGGGGCGAGACATTCGAGGGAATGGCTGGCGTTGCTAGTGTCATTCAAACACGGATGATAGAGCGTAAGCAGACAGCCTCACAGGTCTGCCTAGCACCTAAACAATTCAGCTTCTGGAATGGTGGAGTAAGTGAAGCTACCAAGAAAAAGCTACTGGCAACAGCACAAGGTAAGAACGCTCTTTACCTTGCTGACCTAGTTATCCATCAGCAGATGCCAGACATCGTGAAGGGTGCGAATCATTACCACGCTGTGAGTGTGTCGCCTAAATGGGCAAAGAATACAAAGCTAGTAGCAACCATCCGCAACCATAAGTTTTACAGATTGTAAGACTTGACAACATAGAAAGGTGTGATAGACTAAACATATGACAAATAATAATCCAATCAAACGAGCGATCCTCATCGACCCATTCAATGAAACCATCACAGAAGTTAAGATGGTAGATACTAAACTTCAGACGATCTATGCACTCATCGGGTGCGAACTGATAACGATCACTAGCCTTGCAGAAGGAATCGACATGATTCTAGATGACGAAGGTTTGCTAAAAGACAGCGAGAACCAAGCATACTTTAAGTTTGGTATCGGCTCACAACCTTTTGCTGGAAAAGCTCTCATCGTTGCAACAGATGACGAAGGCGACTTTGCATCTTTGCCAGAAGAAGTTTCTGTGGAAAAGATTTCTGACAAAGTTATCTTTTTTAAACCCTCAAAAGAATATATCGAAGAATCCTGCCAAATAAAAATCATGCCTTTCTAAAAGGCCGCTTCCCTAAGTTGTTGAATACTAACGACTTACGAAGGGCGGGTCCCTTGCGTTGTAACTCATTGATGGTCAATGAAATTTAAATGAAGATTTTTCTTGCGAAAATTGAAAAATGTGATAGATTATAAGTAGAAAGAAAAAAGAAAAAAATGAAAACAAAAACCAAAATCAAATTCGACCTCAACGAAATAATTCGCAGACTCAACGAAATTTCCAAAGGCTTTGAAGCCTCGGCAAATCGCATCCAAGTTATCGTGGAAGATGCAGAAAAAAAGAAACAAGAAGCCCACGAACAATTCATGAAAGGATAATAACAATGAATATACAAATCAATCCAGAACTATACGAAAACAAAAACATCTACCGATATGGTCACGACAAGTTGCTCGTGAAAATCTTCCCTTCCACTATCGGTTGGAAAACTAAAACCGCAACCGCTGAAATCCTCGAAGGAGAGGATAAAGGTAAATGGACAACCATTTATCTTCGCAAGGGATTGTATCCCGTTGATGCTCAATAAGAAATAAAAGTTGACAAAATCACAAATTGTGATAGAGTATAGATAGAAAGAAAGAAGTAAAAGATATGACAACAAAAGAAAAGAATAAACAATTCAGAGAAAAAATGATACTTGCTAGGGCTGAAAATGCTCGCAAAGAGAAAGAAGCAGTTGAGGCTTTGCATTCACTAAACATCAAAGCAGGAGACTTTATTCAAGTTTCCTACATCTCCAAGTGGAGAATCCAAGGTGAAACTACCGAAACTGAAATCTGGTATGCTGATGCTACCGAACATAGCCATTACCCAAATCTTCCTTTACTCAAAAAGGTAATGTTTTGGAACTTGTCTGGTGGATACAATCTTCTCACCAACGTTGGAAAATACTTCGACATCAAAAAAATCGAAACAACTTCCGAACTCTTGGAAAAAGTTAAAAAGAGTAAAGAAATCTCTGCTGGAATCTACGAATCATATAACAGCGGTGGACAATACAAAGGAGACTAATGAAAAAAATACTTTTCAAAATAAATAAAAAAACTTATAGACTCGCCGTGAAAAATGGTGAAGAAAAAAACTTTTTGAGAGAGAGATTTTTTTACTACATCTCTGCGAGTTGCTTGCATCTCAGAGACCTCTTGTAAGATACTCGGCATCAACGACTTACAAGCGCAGGGAGGCTGTTTGTGTAAGTGCCTAATAAACAAAGACTTACAGAATCTGATCTTACGACAAAACCTGAACGAAGGCAAAAGATCGAAACTGATCTTTGGACAAAACCTGAACGAAAGCATAAAATCTAAACTCTTGATCATCAATTACTTATACAAGCTTCCTCCCCGCGCGCGCAAACCCTTGATAATCAACGACTTACGCAAACTCGATCTTCCGCACAAAACTGAAAGAAGCGCAAAGATCGGGGCTATTTGCTATTAATCAATTTGGCATTTGCTATTAGGTAATCTTCTATTTACTTTTTTATAAAATAAATCTTGCGGTAAATCAAATCTGTGATACATTTAACTTATGACAAATCAAATCACATCCCTAGCGACGGAAACCTGCGAGGAAGCCTATGTGGACGCCAACGCGTTCTTTGACTACATCAATTCCAATGATGTGGTTAACTCGATGCTCGACAAGATGGCTCCCTCTTACGATGAGAGGGATACCGAGGTCACTAACTTCTTCGGCGCGAAGGCTGTTCCTTTTCGCCTCACCTGTCAGAATGGAATGGAGGTCAAATAATATGGACTACAAAGCGTCCCTCAAGGAATGGATGGCTCAACATATGTTGGGCTCGCAGGATGTGCGCGACATCCTTAACGAGATGCGCGAAGATGACCGCGCTATCAAATCCGAAACTTCGAACGAGCCAGACGATTCTATGGATGGCGACTTCGACTCTGCTATGGCTTCTGCTGGCCACGGCACTGATGAGGATTACAATGGTGGGTGCTACCAGATGGAAGACTTCGGTTGGGCTGGTGATTCAGAAATCTGTGGAGAATAATATGCAAGCATATATGATTGCTGGATTGTTGTTGGGATTTTCTTATCTTGCTTTGGCTGGATTAGAAACTCTTTTAAACTTCTTTTTCTGGCTCAAAGACCAAGATCGCTAAATAGTTAGTTATCAACGACTTACGGGCGCAGGGACCCCGCCGATGTAAATCCTTGACTATCAAAGACTTACAGCAGCAAGTTTTTTACATAGAGGCTCGCCAACCTTCAAACACTTCGTCAATCTCTCTCTGCTTTTGTACGAAACTTTTGTTTGTGTCGAGTGGAGGATTATCGTTATCGCTCCACGGATAAAAAGATTCTAAGTTTTCGTTTAATAGTTTTTCAATATTCATTTTGACATCTCCCATATAAAAAATCCTAAAATCAAAGTTAATGTTAGCGGTATAATTGTTTCCATTGGGACATCTTAATGCTTTTTATAATCAATTGCAAACTCATTTTTATCCCAACACTTGCGACAATCACCGCACTTGTTACCCTGCTTAGAAGATGGGCAGTTAAAGTTTCCTAACTTGCTCGCACCGCTAACGCATAAGCCAAGGCGTTGTGCGATTCCTACGGGTGCGGGGCCATCCATCATAAGGGCTGATAATCTAATCGTAAGGTTAGAAGGCACTTCTCCACCTTGTTCGATATAGGTTGAGACAAAAGCATACTCTCTTGTGGGCAACCAAAAAGAAATGTGGGGAAGATTCTTTGCAATCTTTACAATCTTTTCAATATGCCACACACCTTGCAAGTCTCCTGAATCGTGCCACCTGAAATAAGGATTCTTAACCTTGCCGATTAAGTATGTCATAGCATCTACCCACAAATCGTTAGTAAGAGAAGCGAAACGCTTTTCCATAGCTTTCTGAACATTGGGGAAAACATAACGCCCTTTAAGAGCGTAGCAAAAAGCACAAATGCTTCCTACAACGTTCCGCATTTTCTGCCCGATAAGACAACGCTTTGCGGGCGTTGAATAAGCGTATCCAGGCATCTTTGAAGGTTTTGAGAGTGTGCCAACAATCTCTTCGGCTTGTTTTTTGTTTTTGAACATAAAAATAGGTTACCACGTTTTTGTTTTGGGGCAAGTTTTTTTTATAGTTAAATCTCATTGACTATCAATGACTTACATCGGCAGGGACCCCGCTTGCCTAAGTTGTTGATGCTTAAGCAGTTACAGCTTCTTCTTCTTGAATCTCTTCTCTTTCTTTTCTGTCAATAAAAGCGTCAAATCTTTTTTGTGCTTTGCTAGAAGCTGAGATAATAAAGTTTGTATCTTTTTTTAATACTTCTAACCAATTAGAAAGATAACTAGCAGAATTGTTAAAACATTTTTCAGAATCAATTCCGCAGAAGTTAAGGCAAAGGCTCGCAAAAATCTCTGCGGTCAATTCTTCTTTGCTATAATTCTGAGTGCCAAAACCATTCTTAACATTATCACCAGTGCTTTTATGCATAGCGTGACCAATCTCATGAAACGCTGTTGAGTAATACTCCTCAACGCTGTTAAAGTTTTCTTTTGGGGGCAAATCAATCTTATGCTCTTCTGGATAATAGCAAGCACGACTGCCACCATACTTAATCTGAATCACGCACTTGTTGATCAATTTTTCTGCTTCTTCTACTGGTGAGAAATCCAACTTCTGGACTTCTGGCTGTTTCCACTTCATGCCCTCAATATCACTCAAACCAAAAACTTTATAGAATCTCATAAGAGGAAAGCCACTTGACTCATCATCTTTCTTCTTTAATAGTTTGTAATAAACTACCATATGGGACTTAGCGCCCTTTTTGATTCTACCGCCTAGTTCTTTAATCTGATTGAATGTAAAAAAGAAATCATCAGAGGCAACCATGCGAAGTAAGAATTGATTGATGCCCCTATAACCCTTTTTGGAAACTCCGTTGCAGAGGTCAAAAACTTTCCAAGGTTTCTTCCAAGGGCACACGCCTTTGTTGAGGGCTTCAATGAACTTTTCTGTGATAATTTCGTTTACTTTCATAGCTTAAATATATCAGAGTTTTCTTTTTTGTCTACATTTAAATTTCATTGAATATCAACGACTTAGAACTGCAGGGACCCTCGCGTTGTAAGTCTTTGACTATAAGAGAGATAAAAATCTTGATTTTAAATCAATATAGTGTAATATAAGTTATGAGGGTATCTGGTTTACTTGAATCGTCTGCTCTATATAAAAAGTTTATTGAAGAGCGAAATGAAATCCTAAAGCACAAATGGATCGAAAGCGAAAAAGCTGGTCAAGATATTGGTTTTGAAAAAGCTCTGTTGAGTTGGGTTTTTAATCACAGAGAAAAATGGCGTAATAAATAATTCTTTCCGCTCTCTCTATTCTAGAACTAGAGAAAATATATACCCACCTCTACTTGCCTCAGACTCTGGGCATTGGGGCTTCAAGGGCTCTTAATGGGAGAGTCACTCCACACCTTGCGGAAAAGAACTAAAACTATCTTAACATACTTTTGTTTATGTGCAATAAAAAAGGCGAGATTTTTTAGGTCTCGCCTTTTCTATATGAAAGGAAGGGTAAACAAAAAACCCCACCTATCTCTCTGTTGTTAGACTGGTGAGAGACCGCCAGTAATTCTATCGTAACGAAACTGACGCACGCCAGAATCCATACGACCAGAAAAGCAGAAGCTGGTGAATAGCTTATTCCCTGCCTTGCTGATGGTATGAGAAGAAGGCTTGCTGATGATGTAGGTATAGACATCATTCTTGCCGTAGGGTTTGTATTCGATTAAATACCTTTGCCCGAAAAGGAAAAGGACGAAGTGTTTCAGATATGAGGTTAAGTATATAACTGCGTTTTTGATTTTGTTCATAGGTTAAATATACCATACCTTTGTTTTTTCGCAAGGAAAATCTTAAATTAAATCTCGTTGATGGTCAACGACTTACACGCGCAGGGACCCGCCTTTTGTAACTACTTAATAATCAAATACTTATAACTGTTAATTAATCTTCTGTTTCTTTCCAATTAGGATGTGCTTTAAC